GAGAAGTCTGCCCAACTTCCGGAATCCGAGAAACTTCCGGAGACGGAATAACTCGAAGTCAACGAGAAGTCTGCCCAACTTCCGGAATCCGAGAAACTTCCGGAGACGGAATAACTCGACGACTCAACCGATCCCAATAGTGTCCCAGCAAATTCAGCCCAACTAGACGATTCCACGTAACTCGAACTCAAAGCAACACTCGCAGTTCCATGAAACTCACCAGCTATAAATCGTGATGAACTTATTTCACCGGATGCACTTACAATTGTTAACACCGTTCCATCCGAATCCTTCCACTCGGTTAAATTCGCCGCCTGTGAAGCGGCGCCTTTGACGATTTGTCCGACTACGGAATTCGTCGCCGATACAACATCCAACATCGAAGTCGGCGCAGTTTGATTGACCCCCACCTTACCAGCGAAGTAGTTCAACGCAGCTGCGTCCGCCGCGAAAAAACTGAAAGGAGTATTGGTCTGTGTCCCCGTTGTGATGTCGCCGCAGTAAAAACCATAGGTATTAGTAATAGTTCCACTATTTGAAATATTACCGAGTCTGTATCCGTATGCGGTTGTTATAGTTGATGCCGCATTGGGGGCTCCCCACGCAGCCAGATCATACCCATATAAAGACGTTACTGTAGATGATCCTGCATGCGTAACGTATCCATAAAATCCCCTCATTCCACCGACATTTCCAGTTGCGCCGGCTTGTATAGTTGATTGAGCACTGATACCTATCAACGCTGTGTCCTGCGTCCAAGCCTGTGTATTGCTCGCAGGCAAAGCGACGGAGCCACCGTTTGCCCACACTACAATACCACCTGCGGCTCCAGCGTCTGTTATTCTAGGAATCACAGAAGTTAAAAAACCATAGTTACTCGTTGGATTTGTTAAGTTTTTAGAAACAACAGTTTGAGTCCTTGCGTTTGTTAATGAACTCCCATTGCCAATAACGGATTGACCATTATCGTTTATCCGGATGATATTTTTATTCTTAACAATATATAGAGCTGCGGAATTTGTTCCTGTCCAATCATCCGTCGTCATCGAAGTTGAACTTGCAATTGTGACAATTGTTCTAGTTTCTCCAGCACAGATAATCGTATCCCCGACTACGAATGATAGTAAAAAGTTTGTGCCAGACCCAACTACAGTCCCAACTCCAGATGTAGTTGTGATTGTTCCCGGCCCATACTCCTGCATCTCGTAAGTTAAATCAGTCGCAGTAGACGCCCAGTTTGAAATAGATGTCATTACCGTATCCGAGGTAATTGTTTTAATAATGTGAGTCTCACCGTTTGCTACAATCAAATCACCGACCGTAAACATTGAGAGAAATTTAGTGCCAGTCCCCGATGTCGTGGATGAACCGGATGTCACAGATATTGTTCCAACAGTGTCCGTCCCTCGTTTTCTAATAAACAATGACGACTGAGGATAAGCACTAGACGCTCCAGTTGAGTTGTCACCAAATTTTAACGTATTGTAAGTATCGTCATAAAACAGATTGGCGTTGTTCTGGCTCACCACACCTGATGGACCTGTAAATAATATTGAACCGGTTGTCATTCCACTCAATATAAGTCCATCCACTGTGCCCCCCGTCAAAGGAAGATAACCGCTCGCTGTTAATGTTGAGTTTGAATTCAAAGAATAACTTGCTGAAAGTATTGAACCATGAACATTTGAACTCGTTATATAGCTAGCTGTGATGGAAACATTAGAGTTTACAGCGTGACTCCCGGATGTAGAATAAAACGAATTACTTGAACTTATTGATTGACTGGATGTAATTGGTTGTGCAGAACCACTTGTTGTGGGTGTTTTTCCAAAAAATCCCAATTTATTCCCAGAGATTTGTATAACTGTTTCTAGTTGATTGTCATTAACTCCACTAATCGTACCAGCCACAGAACCTTTCAAAATAATCCCGGCCTCAGCTGTTCCCGTCGAAACTCCCGGCAAAAGACATAGATCTCCTCCATCAGAGTCTAACGATCCAACTCCTGCACCTCCTGCTTGAATTATCAATGCACTTCCCGTTGACGCTGACGAAGTAGCCCTCTCCATCCATAAATTCCTCTCCATATCTCCACCAATCGAGATAAACTTAGACGGCGACACAGTTCCAATCCCAATATCACCAACGTTGTCAATCCTTATGGCAGAGTTTCCGCTGCCATCATAAATTTGAGTATAGTTTGAAGGATTCCCTATAATGGATTTGGAATCGTCGTAAGATTTTAATAAATTCGTTCTAACGTTAGTTGCAGCTAGTAACGATGGAGTAGTAATATTCCCCGACATCGTATCTCCCGACAATCTCACATAAGCGCTGGCACTTACAGCAAAACTGGATGTGTTAGGCGTTATGAGCGACGCCAGTTGGGTATACGTTTTTGCGACTACCGAAGAAGTCGAATCAAATGAAATCACCGACGACGTCACATTTCTAAGAATATGCTCTTCGAGACTCGTGCTTCCCGATTGTCGGCGTGTTAGTAATATATCAGAATACTCTAGTGCCATGTATCCTATAAGTATCTACAGACATCAGTTATCAAAACAAATAATTCAATAGAGAGAGAGTGGAGATCTCTTCCAAAGCCCTGCACTTGTTCTTAGATAAATATAATCGTCATCATAACGAATTTCACCCGTAACTCCTGCACTACCTGTCTCAGGAGAGGAACCGGGGTTAAATATAACCAATTGCCCAGCAGAAACTAATCCGACAATTTTTACAGACGATCCAGAAAGAAATCCGCTGCCGCTTATATTACTAGCAGTTACATTGGTCGCAGAAACATAACCTCCTACAAGATTTACGGTTGTGGTTGAAGTTGTCGAATTAGCCGCATGTGATGATGTAAGAGCGTAGCTCGCCGATTCTATTGAACCCAACAACGTTCCAGCAAAATTTGCATAACTTGAAGTTTCAGTGTAACTCGCGGAAGTCACCGAACCCAATAGTGTATTAGCAAACTCAGCGTGACTAGCGCTGTCAGAATTGCTTGCAGATGTAGCCAAATCCGCTAACGTTACATTTCCATAAATAGCGGAACTAGAAACGTAACTGGCTGTATTAGCCATACTGGCGCTTAAAGCATAACTGGATGTCAATGAATAACTGGATGAAACAACCGAACCGAGCAATGTGTTTGCAAACTGAGCATGACTTGCGGTGACTGAATAACTCGATGAGACACTAGAAATCTCGGCGGGTATGTTATTTGAGGCGGAAATTCTTCCATCTGCACCTAAAACCAATACACGGTTAGATCCTGATAGAATTCTCTCATACCACGATGAACCCGAATATTGTTGTGAATAAAAGTCAAATTGGTTTGGCATAAATCCTTAATGTCAGTAATAAATATATAATAAACTTAGATCAACATATTTTTTCAGTCTTCCCAAGAACTTATCGGCATTCTTGCCCAACTACCTTGTTGATATATGTAGATATAAGACTCGTCTACGGCCCACCAACCTTCACCTCCCGGTGAATTAGAGGACGATGGAACTGAACGAAAAAGGGAATTTTCATCATAGATTTTCATTTAGAATCCCTCCCAAGCAGAAAGCGAATGTCTCTTCCAGGACCCCCCTACGTAAATGTAATGATAATCTCCATCGTAAGACATCCACCCTTCTTGTCCATATGAATTAGCACTGGTTGGTGCATCGTGCCACAATTCTACACCATTTTCGTTATTGTATGTATTAGTTACAAGATTTTCATAGAATCCACGAATACTAGCTAACTGTTCGTTGGAAACATCCGTTACCGATCCGTTCATGTTTATCTTAGGCTTTTCAAAAGAATCTCCGTCAGGAACCATAGGATTCTCGTGAGTGTAATCAATTGGTTTTTTATACGAAGTATTCTTGAGATTATTGTTAATATCAGCCATCTGCTTACCGGATACAATCTCTGTTCCAATCTTAATCACCCTTGGAGTTAGACTCCTCTTTACGGTTTGTTGTCTTTCCTCAAAGGATTCCTCCAAAAGATATGCTTTAACCTTCAAACTAAAAGTAGCCTTCACGAGTCTGTCATCATCAGATGGACTCTCTGAAGAAAACGAAAACGTGTCAGCATAAACTCTAAATTTGAACCTCTTAGGGTCGCCCCAGTATTCTTCACACGCGAAATTAATCTTTTGGACTATGGTGTTTATCTGTTCAACATATTCACACCAACAGATAAACTCGTAGGTAACGTCGATGTGATCCGGCAGCGAGATGCTCAAAATTTGATTTACAGGAGCAGCATAATTATTCAATATTGAGAATCTATCATACTTGTTCTTAGCATCAAACTTTCTTAGAACCGGATATGTAAGATGACGATTGACTGTCATTAAATTTAAATCCTTGACAAATGATGTTCTGGAAAATACTATAACCGGAAGTTGGATCTTCCCTTGTTGGTCACGTATAACACCGTCTTGTTGAATCGATTTCCACTTTTCTTGTGAAGCGTAATGTATCGGAACCTTTATACTCTGTCCGTTATCCAACACACTTATGTTGATTTCGTCGGAAAGGTGCTTAAGCACTGCGGTATCTACATCCAATAATCTAACAGTGAAGTTCTTTGACGAATCTTGATCACGTCTAACATTTAACGCACGGTTTTCAGAAACCTTAACACCTGCGACAGATGTCGATGATTGAATATTATTCGGTGCTGGGTTGTTAGTATTTCCTTGCCATGCCATAATTTATTAGATTTGTCTATCCACTAGATTTATCTTACTCAACCTTGAATAATGTGTATTACATATTATAGATAAACTCTTCTCTGGTTGTCCCGCTAAAAACTGTTCTTGCACTACATTATCAATTTCGTGATATCTCTCATTAAAGAGAATCAAATCTCCAACTTGAGGAAAGAAGTTTATCTGCTGAAGCATCTTCTCTCTGAACATAAAAACTGGATTCTGTTTTCTATCAGGACCAAACTCAGCATCTTCAGTTGTTATATCACCACCGTCACGTAAACACGTTATATCTATTCCTGGAAAATAAAATTTTCCAGACGATTGATCAGTTTCTCCGTATATGTTTGTGACTGTTTCTAACGGAGCTATCTTGTAAAGAGTAACAACCACCTGAACTATGTCAGAAAATAACTCTCCTTGAACAGAGTTCAAAAATAACCTATCCCGTGACGAGTAATATCTTCCTAGAAAATCTCCCATAAATTATCCAATATAAATCAAGTTAGGAATTTTCTTCAAAACGTCATTGGTTTTGTCCGACTTATTAGCATTAGCTTCCAATTGTTTATCCACCGTCATAGATTCCAACATTTCTCTTAACTGAGACATCAACGCTTCCTTCTCAGCGGCAGCTTCAGAACGAAGTTCTCCGCCATCCAAAGAAACTTCTCCTCCAGGAATAGGAACCGTGGAATACTTCTGACGAATTGCCCCCAAAACCTCTTTACATAAAGCAAGGAAATATTTCTTTATCCATTGGCGACCAACCGAGTTTATCGTATAATACGGTATGTTCTGATATGGTATATTAGAGTAATCAGATGACTTCTGATAAGCAGAGCTTGACAAAAAGACCGATGCGCTCTTGTCGTTTTCCACAAAATATTCAAAATATAGTTTGTATGACACAGTCGGTATCGGAAAAATCTTCAATTTGTTATTAACCACTTCAAACGTGTACGCACTCTTTCTGACCATATCATTGAACTCTATGGCTTGACCCCTAAGCAAATCTTCAAAAATCGGAGTCATCAAGAATTGTGTTGCAGGCGAATAACCAGCAAACCCCATTTCATTTAGGACGTTGCTATAACTCATACCAGTCATACTGAATGGATCGTATATTCTCGCGAAGGCCGGAGTTGGTCCATGAAATACACGACGAAGTTCAATTCTATTGAAGCTTTCCGATGTATCTCCCCATAAAGACTGAAGGTCATAAATTTGAGTTCCTTGAGCCACATCTATATGACCTTTTTTTAAGTCAATCTTTCCCCCCACCATTGCCTCCGAACCATATGCTTTAGATATATCTACGACGTAATTTAAACCTGAATCCACCACCGTTTTTCCACCAACATTTGTAGTTCTGGTCTGACCAATGAGGTTAAGATAATTATTTTTTATATTGAATTGATTTACTTGGGCACCGTATTCAGAGACGGCTTCTTCAAAGCAAGAGTAGAAATTCACATCCATTAACTCTATATCTACAACAGGGTATCCGAGTCTTCGCCCTGCCCATGTTGCGCCGTTGTAACAATCTAAGGTAAACTCAGTATCCGTGTCGTATAAACCAAAAGGTGTAGAACCAGATACGGCGGAGCCGCTTCCGGGCCAGCGAATTCGGTCCTGGTCAATTCCAATACTCATATACCATATAAATAGTATGGTCTACCCAAACACGAAAGAGTTTCGTAAGTATTAGTGGATCAAGAGATATGTTCCCAGAACATCTTTTCGGCTCGCAGAGTCATCTCCGTCTCTAGGGCGGACGATAACATTATATTTACCAATTTCATCGGATTCCGGAGTATTTCTCAACTCATCATACGTCAATATAGAATCTTTGGCCACGTTAAACTTCTTCGACATTCTATCCTTCAATGTTTCCAAATCCGCGTCGGATTTAAACTTCACCCTACCTTTTTCATCCTTCACATACTTTACACGTCCCTTAGCTCCCGGCTCGAATTGAAGCAAATCCAAAAAATCTTCTTTCGGAACCACGGTGGAATTCTTAGTCTTTGTAAAATCAATACGTTTTTCTTCCTCCTTCTTAGCACCCATAGAGAAATTTATCAAGAAATTTGCAGGTTTGTCACCCTGTGCCACGGATGCCATTTTAGTGTAGGCGTAGAAATTCACCTTTGGAAACTTCCTAGCAATAGAATATGCAAGAGCCAGATAATCGGGTGAGAAGAAATCTCCCGCATCGTGCCAACGAATTACGTTCTGTATATCTTTTTTATCAAAAGTGCTTGCCATCTTCGTTATTTCTGATTCCAACATCTTGGCAAACCCGGCCGGATCATTCAAAAGGAAGTTGAGAACTTTTGTTTGTGACAGAGAAGCGTCTTTGAACTGAATGTATCCACCCTTCCTTGCATAACAATAAACCTTACACGCACCTGCTCCTGGACACGTATCCACGACGACGAACTTTCCGGTCTTTTCATCTACTGCTAATCCCTTTAACGCTGGCAGACCTATGTTGTAAAATTGAACAAATCCCTTGCCGCCGGAGTGAGCCAATTTTTCATTCTGTTTGAGTAACGTTTTTGGTCTTGTCATCACCGCTTTTTTCAACGCTTCAAGGTCATACTTCTTGTCATCTTGATTCCGTATTTCTATGTTACTCGCGTGAATATAAGGCATATCAAACCTGTCCTTCGCGGTCTTCTCGCCGGTCGCAGTCTTAGCCATATATTGTTGCATTTCATCATCCGTCACATCTCTAGTGGTCGCACCCAAGAAATCAGCTTCGTTTAGATTATTTCTAACGAAATCTTCGATAGGAATCACTTTCATCTCCAATAAAGATTCAGTTTTAATCTCAGTCAAACATTCAGATACAAGTTTTTTAAAGGCAGAAATTTTCATATTATTTTACAGTAACAAAAACAACCCCATTCACAGATTTCAACTCCACGTTTATAATATCACGTCTCAGGTTAGTAAGAAAAACTGATTGACCTTCGACGGTTTTTGTTTCATGTGAATTCGGTGCAACCTGAAACTCAACCGAGGAACTATTGGGCTGTCCCTCGCGGCCGGAATCGGAATGCTCCTCAGATAATAAGTCTTTAAGTTTAATCATGGTGTCAATAAATATCGTTGGACATTATAAAATGTTGAAACATTTCAATAATCGACTAAGATACATATATGTTCACAGAACTAAAAACCGACCTTTTGACAGCTGAAGTGGATGCCATTGCACATTGTGCCAACTGTTTTTGCATAATGGGATCTGGTATAGCTAGGCAAATAAAGGAAAAACTTCCCGAAGCTTTTTTAGCCGACACCAAAACACAGCCTGGCGATAGAGATAAACTCGGTAAGTTTTCGTGTGGTGAAATCACCCAACCGAAGATTAAAACTACAGTAAAGTTCGTATATAACCTATACGGGCAATTTTATTACGGTAGGGATTCCCGTAAATTGAACTACGAATCCATCTATACCGCACTTGAGGGCATGAGACATGATTGTGTTTCGCATCCGATAACAAATATAGGGTTCCCAAAAAACATGGGATGTATGTTGGCGGGTGGTTCGTGGCCAATAGTGGAATCCATGATTCACAGTGTATTTGACGAATCCCCATTCCACATCTACATCTGTGAATACACTGTATAATTATGCCTAAGATTCTGTCAACACGGTCTGTTTATTATAACGATTGCAATTTGATTGCCCAACCGGTTCACTATTCTCTCAAAAGTCGAGGAGATGTTCCAATAGAACTTGACAGAATTTTTGTATCACCGATGTCTGCGATAGTAGGAAATACATTCACAGAGGAGGCCACGGATTTAGGTTTAAATGTCGGAATACATAGATTCTGTGACATCGGCAAACAAATAGAAATGGTAAAGTCTTCTCCACATAATTACAACAATGCATATGTGAGTATAGGATTGAATGACTGGGACAGGGTATCCCTTTTGAGGGATTACACATCCAATTGGATAATAGATTGCGCCAATGGTTATTTATTCAATCAGATAATACCGACTATAAATCGGTTGAAATTCGAAGCAAGTATCAAAAATTTAGTGATAGGAAACATACACTCCAAAGAGGGGATAGAGATTTACAAGGAGTTATCCGAGGAAAACTTCCTGGTTTATTTCAGAGTGGGGATAGCATGTGGATCAGCCTGTTCGACCTCTGACGCAACAGGAATAAACCGTGGACAGATAACCGAACTTATTGAATGCCGTGAATATATTGACAGTGAAGAGTTTTCTAATTTTTTCATAATAGCCGATGGTGGAATTAAAAATGGAAATTACGCGTCAAAAGCATTTGGTGCTGGAGCGGATTGTATAATGTTAGGTGGATTCTTTTCGAGAGCAAAAGAGGCGGAAACACACGTCATAAAAGACGGAACATATTGGGGCGGTGCTAGTAAAAAACAACAAGAATTGTTCGGTGGCGTAAAACGACATAGTGAAGGAAAGGTCTATCAGGTTGATGGGGAACTACTTCCGTTAAAAGAACTTGTGGATGAATTATGGGGAGGCATAAGCAGTTGTGTAAGTTACAGTGGATATTCCACATTGAATGATTTTATAGGACACGGTGTTTTTGAGATAAAAGAAAACAGTTTGCCCCCACGGGGAAGATGAAAGGAAAATTATGGGATGGATGGGATATGGAATATACGATGGAGACGAAACACAAACTCGTCATTATGACTTCATTAAATGGAGCAAATGTGGAAAAGAAGACGAAGTTTATGACGATTGGTTTAGATATAGAAAGACTGTAATTCCTAAAGAGAGAATCCCTATATTAGAAAAAAACTTGGAACTGGTCATTGAAAAGATGCCCAACGTCAAGTTTTGGAATGAGGACAAAGCAATCGCGTGGCAGATGCTTTTGGCGTTGTTATTAGACAACAAGATTAAACCTCCAGTGATTGTAAAAAAGAATGGAATTCTTGGAACGGAGTTCTTGATGGAGGAACACGCTTCAGATTTTAATGAACCCCATGTAAGACGAAAGGTATTGAGAAACTTCATCAAACGGACAAAATCCTTATGAAAGATAAGAAAATCTGTCTACCTCCCGTTATGTTTTCAATCGATAATGAATAGACCAGAAAACACGGAAAGTAGAAACAAATAGTTTGGATAGAAATTAAAGATGAAAACTTACATAGTAAACAAGTATCATAAAGTTCAATACGACGTCTATATCGGCCGTGGATCAGATTTCGGAAACCCTTACGTAATCGGTGTGGATGGTGATAGAGACGAGGTAATCAAAAAATATAGGGAATATTTCTATAAAAGAATTGATGAAGATCCATCATTCAAACTTAGAGTGGAAGAGTTGAGAGGAAAGACCTTAGCGTGTTTTTGTAAACCCAAATCTTGTCACGGCGACGTCATTATTGACTATCTATCCGATGGGTGTTAATGGATACATTCTATCATTCACGGAATTCTATCAAAGTCTAGTTTGTGTTTTTCACAAAGTTTTTTGGCCATTCTATAGGCTGAGAATGCCTCAGATTCGTTTGGACTGTTTGCAAGAGATTTCAATTTTTTAATCTTATCAAACATCTCTACATCCGCGTCTCCATAAATATAATTTCCTACATTTGGTTGAGAAGGACATTCAAATTTATCTAACTTATTCTCGACGGGCCCATCACTTATCTGTTTATTGTAGTGCTCTAACAATTCTTTTGAATCTTTTCCGAGGTCTTTCTCCTCACGTAAAACGGTTATATCTCCACCAAATTCATCTCTTAATGTGAAAAACAGAAAATTAAGAACAGGAGTTTGTTCGGATGGAATGAAACTGGGGCCAAAATCTATTTCACTTGGTTTTAATCCTTTAGAAATCCCCTCCGTTAAAAGAAGTTGTCTCTTTTGCGTTCCCTCTTTTATTTCACCTGAGTAATTGGTGTTATACTCCTGAGCACGGGACCTCAAATTCAGAGCATCCTTTAAGACTTGTTTCGACTTCTCACGAACGGTATCCGATAGTATAAATGTAGACATAACCTATCAATAGATATGTCAATTACGTTTATAAAATTATTTTTCTTTCAACATTCTCACAATCTGATTCACCACAGACTCCTTAGCATCCGTGGTCAAGGTTATGAGATTGTATTGTTTATCCGGATGTTCCGGCGAAGTCATCCGTTCCACTGTCACTTTTAATGGGATATGCGTTCCATTTATTACGGTCAGCCATCCAGAAAAATCTGGGTGTGAAAAGAATCTCGCTGACACGTCTTCTCCATGAACTGGCGTCAAGTTCTTAACCTCGGAATGTCGGTCTATTGTATTTGACTCTAAAATACATTCTTTTATAAGAGCTTTAAGTTCATCACGATTCATATCAATAAATATACATGGAAATGAAAAACCCGGTGGAATTTCTTCCACCGGGTTTCTCTAACTAATCCTTACAGATTAGACGTAGTTAAGATCCGCGATAAGGATCTTGCCGTAGAACTCAGGACGGACGACCTTCTTGGCATAACGGGTCATTACTCCACGACGAGGCGTGAAGTTAATCGGGTCATACACCAAAGGTGTCTGAACGAGCGGAACATATGGGCTGTAAACAGCACCAGACTCAAGGAAGTTGGAACCACGGAATCCGATAAGGATCTGGTTCTCAACCATGTATGGGTTCTTGTAAACCTGGAAGCGACTTGCGAAGCTACCAACCTTACTTACACCCATCGCGAACTTGGCACTGTCACCATCGGTTCCGACGACGAATCCAGGGATCGACTCAAGGATAGTGGCAACATCAGGACTTACGACCATGAAGTTAGCACCACCACGGAGGGTCAACTGGTGAATCTTGTTGCTGGCACGTTGAATCTTGTTACCAAGAGTCTGGAACCAGGTCGACTTGACATACGCTGTGCGGTTAGCAGCAGAGTCTTCAATACGAGTGAACACGGCGTTACCGCTTCCATCGAGGGTCTTGGTGAACTCGGTTCCGATCTTGGCACTCCAAGCTTCGGTCGTCTCACCAGGAGCTGCTGTGAGTAGCATGTCCAAGATTTCGAGGTCGATTTCCATCGAGACATACTCGCTCAACAGAGCGGTCAATTCTGCCTCAGCATCAATGCTGTGGTAGGCGTTCAAGTCTTGAGCAAGTTCTGGGGTCCAGACTGCCTTCAACTTACGTGTCTTAGCGACGATTGGCTCACTCTTGAGTTCGAGGTTGACCTCAGGAATACCAATCGTGGAAAGACTGTTTCCACCAGTGGTGTCTTCAAAGTCACCACGAGTTGCATCGGTCGGCTGCTTGCTACCAGAAACAAACGTTCCGTTGGCCACATCAGTCACAGCCGAAGCAGTGACAACAGCGGTCAAGTAGTAGTTAGGGGCAGCAGCGGTTCCTGCGTTATAGACCTTGGTGAACCTTGAGAGAACAGCAGAGTCAACAGAGGCTGACTGGAATGTGAAGCTGCGAACAGCGTTCAAGTCCCAATTTCCTGCATTGGTGGAGATGTTCCAAGTGATCGTCTTATACTTCGCGGCAGCAACGCTGGCGGAGTAGTCGGCGTCATAGTTCACATCGGCCCAGACTGATGCACCTGCAGCAGAACCGGTCGTTACCGTGATCGATGAAGCGGATGGGTTAACCGTATAGGCAAACTCACCAGCACCATAAAGACCGTTGACGGCAGAATCCGTCGAACCGAGCTTCTTCAAAGTTCCACCGAAGAGAGACTCTCCAGAGGTCTTACCACCACGGGTGTTACCATACTTGAAATCCAAGTAGAAGATAAGTCCGCTAGGAAGATTCATCGGCTGAACGCTGACGAATTCCTTGGCTGCGATTTCAGCAAACACACGACGGACGAGTGGGAGAGCAACGCCTGCCCACTGTTCGCTGTTGGTGCTTGTTCCGGTGGAGGTTGCCTCGGAAATAAGCTGTTGAGCCTGATTTTCGAGAAGCACAGACATATTTGCTTTGTCGGTGCCCTGCAATCCTTCAAGCAAGCCGGTCTTTTCCCACTTGCCCTGGAGTTGACGAGTCTCTTCAAGAAGACGAGACATCGGATTTGAGTTGTTTGTCAATAATGACTTTACATTGTCCATATATTTGTTTGTTTGAATTTACGAGTTTTTAGTTTACTTCTTGATACCAGCGAGTTTTTGGAACCTTGAAGCCATTTCGTTGACCGGCGCCGTGACGATTTTCTCGACAGGTTTGGTCGTTCCAACAGATTGTGACGCGAAGCCTTCAGTAATCGCCTTTTTGGCCGGAGCCTTGACTTTACTGAAATTTAATGCCTCTGATAGATTATTGAAAGCGAGCTTGACTTCACGAACGGACTTAGCCAAGTCGAACGATTCAATAATTTTCATTTTCTGACCTTGATTCAATGCGTGTGCTTTAAATATCTTGTTTGTGTAAAGCAATTTAGCATTCAATAAATTAACTTCATTCAACTGGTCACGTAAAAACTCGATGGTCTTTAGTGCCTCAGCCAAATGTTCCTTGCTCTCATCGACGTCGCATTTCTCTTCACCATTGTCGTCGTCCTTAGACTCTACGACAGTAGGAGCCTCTTCCTTAACGTCATTCAACTCAGCAAGGAGTTCTTCCAAATTGATCTCATCATCTTCACCTGCAACGTCGGCGCCGAGGTCAACGGAGTCACCTTCGGGAGCCACAGGAGCGTCGCCGACCGGAGCAACCGGAGGAACACCACCAGCAGGGGCACCGGCAACAGGCAACTGACCAGGAGCTACTACCAAAGCAGGAGCTTCGACTGTCTTGACATCACCAAGTCCCTCAATCGGTGTAACTGCCGGAGCAGCAGGAACCGCTGCAGCGTCAGGTGCCGGAACAACAGGTGCGTCGGGAGCTGCGGGAGCAGCCATATCACCCTCAGGAGCCACAGGAGCGTCAGCTGAAGGAACTTCTTCACCTTCATCTTCTCCGTCAGCTTCCTTGATGTCCGAATCCAACTCTTTCAAAATCTGGTCAATCTCATCAGATGTAACTGTCACATCGTCCGAAGGTTGTGCGTCTGCGGATGGAACTACTTCTCCAGCGTCATCCTCACCCAACTCTTCTTTAAGTTTAGCACCCAACATAGACTTTAGCTTTGGGGTAAAAGCTTCCTCAAGGAGAGACTTTGCGTTAGCGAGGGCAGTGGCGCGGACGGCTTTAGCGTCGGCGATTGCCTCTTCAAATAATTGTGATTTCATAAAATTTGTTGTTATTGTGAAGTTATTAGAACTTCAAGAAGGTAAACCGTCTACTGGCAACAACATATAGGATAATGTTGTATTATGAATATAAATATGCCGATTTTTTGAAAACGTCAATTTTTTTCAAAAAAAGTGAATTATCCCTTAATATCGAAATACCGTTCTAACACCCTACCCATGTCTTCATACAAAGCTTCCATCTGTTGTTGACGGATCTTTGCTTCCTTTGCAATCTTATTAAAAGTCTCGTTATACTTCTTTAGTTCTACCATGTTTCTTTTCACAGTAGTCTCTTCAATGAAATCCCCACACTCATTCAACGCATATGCTTCAGCCAACTCCGCAATCTCTTGGAGATGTGCAGCAACCTCGGCAATATCCTTCTCTCTGTATATAGATTTTCCGTATTCGTTAAACTGAGCCACCATTGAAGACAATTTCTTCTTCTGTTCGACGGACAATCTCTTATCCATGCTGCTCGTTTGAAGTTCCTCGTTCTTCATTGGTGCCGGCTGTGCTGGTGTTCCAGAAGTGATTCCCTCTACGATGTGCTTTAATTTAATCATACGTTCAATAAATAGTTAGAATTTTTCAAAAATGTCGTGTATCTTGTTCAACATCGAACCGCTTTGTTTAAAGCGTAGGGTCGGGAGAGTTTTACCGCCAGCCTCGTGTTCGAGATACCAACCATCCTTTTTCTTATAGACAGTTAATTTCAGTTTCTTCTCATCACCGTTCACGGTATCCTCATGTTCAAATACCATTTTGAACAATCCGTTAGACTCGAATCCAAGGTCATCTAATCCATCCCACTCGTGAATTTCCCATTCATCCGGAGGCAACATATCACTCTCCATCAAACGTTTCATACCAAACATATTCATATCTGATATTCCTTTGTGATGGTGTTTATGAAATTGAAAAGCAAAGAAGCATCGTAAGGTTTGGAACCATCATCGAAGGGTCTACTAACCTTTATGATAATCTCATCCCTATCGTCTTCCTCGTCACCAGGAACGTCTTTCAAATCCGTGGAAGTAGATACGTCTGTGGGTTTCCTCACCGAAAAGAACGCAATATATCTGCCTTGCTTCTTGACCACAGCTAGTTCCTTGTTTCGATTGTTGGTCATCTCCGTTGAACTAAACCGAAGTTCATTTGGAACCTTTTTATAAGGTTTTGAATCGAGGGTATCTAATATGTCGAGCTCTTCCTGAACAAAATTCTCCCCACGGTTTTCAGGCTTCGATACATAATCATCGAAATCATCCTTCGCAGTTATATTCTTTACTATAGGACTCTCCATAGCTTCACGCAGAACCGACCTGATAAGTTCCGATGTTAAATACATCGACTCTCTCGCAAGGATGACATCAGATTTAGTAGACATTAACGTATTTCGTTTAGAATATCGTGGACAACTTCTTCTACCTTTACCCACTTGTTTGAAATCGGGTCGAGCACAGCTGGTTGTGACTGTAGAGATTCTTGAAGCTGACCGTTAGGAAACATGAAAGCTCCTATTGTAGATGGATTACTAACAAAATCGAACGCAATCAGTTCAAAGTCATCATCAACTTCGACTGTGTTTTCATTAACCTTCTTGACAGACCCAAGCCCACGACTAGAGATTCCCAAGGTTATCCCACAATTAAACAGTTCCTTTAAAATGTTTCCGCTCGGCGTCGTCAATATCTCAACCTCACCGTTGAGGTCGGAACCATCCCACCACATTCTGGATATGTTATGAGAGACATTCTTCAAATTTACAACGGAACTCTCTGGGTGATCCAACTCTCCCATAGCCCTCTTTTGCTTTACAAAATTCTCCTCATACTTCTTGGCTTCCCTTTGTAAAATTTCCAATGGATATACACGTCCGTTCTGATTCTTCGCCTCAGCACGCTGCAAAACTCCACTTACGATAAGCTTTCTAGCTGCATCGCCTACGCCTTCAGTCAAACATTTTGACTTTATGGTGAACTGCATACACTCAAGAAGTAACGGTTTTTTTTGATTTAGGTCATTCATATTACTTCGAGATGGCTTTATCCAATTCGGTTGATGGTTGTGGGGCTGCTGGAGCGGCTGGTGCTGGAGCGGCTGGTTTTTGAACTTGCGGAGTTTGAGCGGCCGGCGGAGCTGCTGCGGGTTTCGCCGGGGCCTTCTCAGCAGAGTCAACGATCTTGATAGGAACGGTGACATCAACAAAATATTGTTTCTTATCGTCGCCGGTTATTATCAACTGATAATCGTCCTTACCATACCAGTCCTCGACTGTTACATCCACCACTCTTAAAGCGTATTTCGTCTTAAATTGACCGTATCCCTTACTTCCCTGAACTTCTATGTTCTTGCCGAGAAGCTTTTGTTTAAGAGCGGATGAAAATTTTTGTGAAATGCCTGCCTCAGCTGCTGACAAGCTTTTTCTGAAAGCGTTAATGTCCTTTGAGGAATCATATTGGACGTCTTCCAACAAAACTCCATCCTCAATGGAATCACCATCGTTGTTAGATTCGACGTCTGAACAAACCTTATATCCTAATTTTTCGATATAAGCGGTGGCTTTATTCTTACCTCCCTTTCGGAAAGCAAATGGTGTAGCATAGCCTGCAACGTTTCCGGTGGAAGTCATCTCTTCGAGAACTTCTTCAACGAGTTTTTTGATTATACTGCTTATATCTTTCATTTGTGGATGACGTTATTTACCTCTTTAAGTAACTCATGTGACATCAAAAGAAGCATTACGTGACTATCCTTAACTCCACGTTGAACGTTTAACGAGCTCAACTGATTCACGACTTCCATGATTTTTATTTGGGTGATCTTAGAATCAACCTTCTCACAGATGGTTGTGAGGTTTGTCTTCAGCTTCTCTCGTTCAGCTATAACAAATGTAGAAATTGAATTTGTGTTGGAAATGTTGTTAATATACTCTCTCAGAATAGATTTTTGGTCAGAGTTTAGAGAATCATATTTCTTGTTTAGATTGTCCACCAAAAACTTGTAAGCCAACAACCTTATATCTTCACTCTGATTCCTATACTCTTCCAATAAAACGTCTTCCTTACTTACAGTTGGGGAATTTTTGACCTTGACTAAATTTTCAATGAGGAAATCTTTGGCTTGAATAACTTCGGCAATATCGAACCTATCTGAACTAACATGACTCTCAAAAACCTTAAACGCCGATGCATAGACCTTGTAATTCTTGATAGATGACTTTAGAAAGCTCTCTATTGGATACGTCTCCTTTATCTCTTTTATGAGGGTATATTTTTCAGAATTGAGTTTTCTGTTATCCAATCGGTCCCTAGCCTTCAACACGACATCCAACGCTCTTGAGGCTTTTTTGTCATCCAAAAACTGCTCATTTACGATGAAGTTGTAAAGTTGCCATTCTTTTCCGAGTTCCGTAGACTCCTTAAAATACTTGAAGAGAATATCTTTCGCCCTCGAATCTTTTTTATCCGAGAGTATCTCAGCGGTAAGCTGACGTGTTAGCAATTCAAACAATATTCCTGTATTTTTGAACTTTGAGTGTTTTGATTTTTGCATATTGTCGAGTTTACCTCAATTTATAAATATGTTTGGATTGAGCAAAATTTAATAAATACTTCACTATTTACCCTTTTATATCACCGGGCTGTTCCAGTATATTGGATTCATCTAATAGGGATTTGGTCGTCCCAGATGATTTTGACTCTCTCAATAGCGACTTTTTATTGGATTCCACGTCAATTTTAAGAAACTTCTTTAAACGAGACACATCCACAGACTCTCTTGCCAGCGGGCTTCCCTTCGCAAACTTGTGTCTTATCGGGTCCACCCGGCTCACAGAATTGTTTTCAAGTCTTCCTGTGGGGTCTTCTCCGAAAGGATAGTCTGTCGCTTTTTTAATCCCTGCTTGCGACGCTCTTGGTTTCGCCTTCTCGGTCAAAGGCGCCTCAGTATCCTCCGGCGGCTCACCCTCAGCACCCGGTTCCTCACCTTCGGCTCCCGGCTCTCCGCCTTCAGCGCCTGGCTCTCCCTCGGCTCCCGGCTCACCCTCTGGAGCAAACTCATCTCCACCGAAGCCTCCTCCGCCTCCGCCTCCGCCGCCCATAGAAGGTTCGTCGCCTCCGCCGCCGACGTCTTCCAATTCGCCCTCGGCGTTTACCTTTTGGAGAGAAACAGCAGGATCATTACCCTCTTCTTCAATCTGCTTGAATCTCCATGACTGCTTAACATCGCCGATTACCTCGTTCTTCGACGTGAGTATGTCATCATCAGACATATTAAAGATGTTTTTGTATATCCAATCCTTAGAGAAAAGTTTATTCTCCATCATGTCTTTAGCAACACCGACCTTATTTCCCCAAATATCTATCTTCTCTTTTTCAAAGATAGTTGATGGATTCGTAAGCTCCAACGAAAAATCCACCAAGTTGGCATCGGTGTAACCCTGTGAATACAAATGAACCACCGCTATCTTTGTGAGCTCGGATGTAAGAATCTTCTGGATTCTGTTGACAGTCCTCGAAAATCTGACGTCTTCTGATGCGAGAGTTGCTTTGCCGCTCAAATCTTCTTCATACCCCAAGAACGCCTTAGGTATCTTCAGCGCTGCCATCATCTTATTTCTTAGATACTCAATATCTTCGGTTCCGGTAAACTCCATTCCGCCGAGGGGTTCTATACTGGTTCCACTATCACTTCCACGGACTGGCAGATAGAAATCCTCCACCATGTTTTGAAGATTGAATCTCAAATTGTAATCCCCTGTGTTTTCATCCATATAGGGAATCTTCTTCATCTTCGATATGGTTCTTTCCATAAAGTTGTCCACTTCGGATGGAGGAATGTTTCCGACGTCGATTTTGAAGACACGCTTATCTGGCGCACGCATTATTCTATGAATAAGCATCGCGTCTTCCATAAGACTCAACTGTTTCCAAACACGTCTAGCACCCTCAACCATAGATTTACCGTATGGCAAGAAGTTACTGTCGGATATTAATCTGAAATGTGCAATTTGATAGTTCTCAAGCTCTTCCATTACGCCCGCTGGGGTGGTAATCTGATACCGAACGTAATTTTTGTTCAATGGGTCGGAGTTTTCTACACGGACCACATTGTATGCGGAAATCGGTTCGACCAAATAAACACCATACTCGGGAGAAATGTTCATCTTCAAATAGAAGTCTCCATACTTGCACATATTCCTAGTCCAAGACCAGAGATTGAATTCTATGTTCAGAATGTCATAAAAAAGATTTTCGAGTATTTTCTTTATGTTGTTGTCTGCCGCTTTGATGTTCAGAACAAACCCCATCTCGTTATGAGTTAGACACTCATCGGCATAAATATCCAAAGCCGACGCGATGATTGGATCCATATCCATCGTATCGTAATCTCTGAAAAGTTCTAACCTTGAAGCCTGATATGCGAGGTTGAAATCTCTTCCATACTGATTGTAACCAGAAGTCCGGATTCGATTGAATCTATCACGAAGAGAACTCCGGTCCGTAGCATACTGAACCTGGTCAGTATCCTTTATCTTAAGCATCTTTCCGCCGACGTTTCTTACAATGACATCGGTAGAGAAAAGTCTTTTAAGTCTCGAATAAAGACTGCGAGACTTTAAATCGAGAGGTTTATCTGAATCAATCATAGTTTACTGTGTGTTGATAAATAGTGTGACAGTGTTATAATAACCACTTTAGGTCTTCGTTTCTTCTAGCACCTGGGCTAGTTGTGAACGTAGACCCAACGGGTGACGGCATAGACCAGTATTCACGGCCTCTGTCAACAGAACGGCGATAGACGGGTTCTCCGCCGCCAGTTTTGTTTATTCCGTCCAACAATGCTTTTTGATATTCCCCCGAATCGGCCCTTAACCTAAGAGCTGTGTCTCTGACCCACAGCCCAACACCTAACGATGTAACCAAATCGTCATTATAACCGGTCATGGCTTCCGCCTTACTTCCGTTCCATATGAATACGGAAAGTTCCTCGTAAAGCCGGACGGAATTTGTTTTAACAGATTTGTCTCTGAAATATGTCTCCAGCTTCGATATTATCAGCGGTCTAGTTCTCGTGGTTGTCGTGAAGCCAGGCACCATATTTTTTTCTTGACGATTGATCTTGTTCGATGTCTGTCTTTCGAGGTCAACATACTGGAGGTCAGCGCTGCTATAGAAAGTATTCGGATAACCGATGTCAATTATTTGTTGAAGGGTTGCCCACCCCACGTTGTTGTTTTCTACCACCAAAATAGCATTGTTGTATTCCGTGGCCACACTTACCAGAAGATTTCCATAACCCTTCGTATCCACAAGACCCTTGAATTCCGCCACTTGTTCCATGCTTTGCATATCCAGCACATGAAATGCAGATTTGTCACGTCCGTCGCCCCGAGCCACGTCCGCGCACACCAAATAGGAACGAGAATAATCCGCCGGCTTCCATATCCACAACGATTGGTCAACCCATCTACGTTCAATCGGGTCTTCTATGCCAGCAGACTTTATCCACTTTAAAGTATCGACGTCAAGAACAGTATGCCCCGTGGTCGTAAAGTCACAATCACACTCCTGTGCTGAACCTTTCACTCCCAACAGTTCCGTCTGTTCATTTCTCCAATCCTGTGTTCTTTCTGGGTGAAGATGCCACGGAAGGTTTATCGTGTTAAATTTGTTTTCTTTCTGTTCTGATGCTACCCACGTTTTATGAAAGAAGTTTCCTACACCGTTTGGAGTGCTTAGAATTATGGCCTTTCCTCCCGTGGAGAGGGTCTGTTGAGCCGACAACCAAATTTCTTCTATGTTGTCGATGAATGCGGCCTCATCAATGATTAGAAGGGATAGAGCAGAAGAACGGCCCGCATCTCCGGAAGAAGACACCGCTTTTATCTGAGAACCGTTCTTCAAACGAAGGGACAATCTATTATCCTCAATACAAGGTATCTTCAACCACGATGGGAGGTTGTTATTAGCAAACCTCACCCTGGTAACAATTTCTTTTGAAGTCTCCTGTTTGATGCTGATACAGAGAATGTTCTTGTCGCTGTGGAACACCATCAACCAAAGAGAATACGCAGAAGTCAGCGTGGTTATTCCCATCTGACGAGACTTCAATATGATGTTATAGTCAAAGTCTACGAGGTTCTTGAGCGCGGATTCTTGGAACGGATATAAGTCAAATGGAATTGTTCCCCTCAACGGATGTTGAATCTTGACATACTTTTTCATAAAGTATATCGGGTCGGAAAGACACTTCTTGTATTCTTCCTTAATTACATCCCGTATGTTTACTTTAACATCACTCATGTTTGGATGTCAGTTCTTCCAATGATTTAGATATTCTACCCAACGCCAAATCACACTCTTTCAAATCATTCTCAGCATCTTCCAAAACCATCGCCTTTGTGGTATCTTTCCAAACATCTTTGCTTCCGTCCTCATTAAAGTAAACGATGTCATCGGTAGTCGTTTTCAGATGATGTATGGTTTCCAGCAACTTCGCTCGGAAATCTTCCACCTTTCCACGTTGGAGTTTCAAAACTTTTTCGATTTCATAATCACGAAACTTACCGTCCACTTTCAACTTAGATTCAAACTCTGAGTTACACTCGTAACATCTGCCGGTTCTCGGGAAAACTCTGTCATCCAAATAATTTCCCCACTTCATGTCACGTTTACACATCGAACACAGCAAGGTGCTCGACTCGGAAGAAACCTTACCCAATTTATTTACACGTTTCTTATAACCATTCTTTTTTATCCAACATCTACCAGCAGAGTCTTCCCAAGATTCGCCTTCTTTCCGAGACTCCAAATTAGAATCCCATCCAACCTGAGTAAAAGGCCTGTCTCCTGCTAGGTATCCCCGAACGATGTCTATGTTACTGCGATTTTTTGCGTGATTCATAAATGTAACTTAAAACTTTACTCCATATTTAATTAGTGTCTCACGAGCGTCAGCGACCATATTTTCAAAGTCTTTACTATTTTTAATTCTCTCTACAATAGACTCAAAGTAATCCAAGTCTGACGATTTAGCACCATCACCCAACAATAAGACTGCAATTTTAGAAGGGTCCTTTGTGATGGTATTCCCAGACTCTCTATCGACGAGTCCATTTTTATAAGACCATTTCATATTTTTAAACTTTGCGATGCTAGCAAGCAGAACGTGTCGGTGCATACCCTTGTATTCCGAGTTTTCTTTTCCACCCTGTAAACTCCATCGCATCCAATCGGGGTCACCAAACATAAAATCAGTCTGAACAAACCCTTTGCCAAAATCACCGTTTATAGGAGTCTTGAAGTGAACGGAGTCGCCTGACTTCTTGACAAATTCTTTCGGATTTACGTTTTTAGATACGGCCCAAGCTGCCAAAACCTCCGCCAACTTCTCTTTTGTAGTAGATTTCTCATCCACCGCCAAATCCAAGTCTCCCGACGTTTCTCTTTTTCCACCGGTTCCGAGCAAGTTGTTTAACAATGGCAGGGACGTAACAGTTTCGAGCCACTTTACCGTTGGGATTACATCGGACCTCGATATTCTAGTCGTCCCTGAAGAACCGTCTTCAGATTTAAAAACATTCCCGCCTTCAGTGACCACGGATTCAGTTCTAACCACGGCCCGATTTGCTGCCGAGAACCCTGCCCTTGAAACGAATTTGATATTCCCCTTCGGGTCGGAAACAACATAACCTTCACCTCCAGGAAACTCTCCGATAGAAGCACGGACCACCATAGGATTCTTCTCTAAATTAGATATTATCGAATCCTTTATGTCCATGATTTCAGAAACGATAAACCATAGAGCTGTAAAACCTCCGATATTTTCCTTTACGTGTTCAAGGACATTTTTCTTTTTCTGTGAACTCAATTTTTCGTTATTTGACACCCAATCTAAGAAATCTTTACCCAAATCCACGAGTCCGGTATCCACTTTGCTATTCAAATATGTGTAAAGAATATCAGGAAAATCCGTCATTTTCTTCGCTGACAATTTCGATTTATCTATGAGCGTATTTACCTCGGTGGAATGTTCCTTGATATAGGATAGAAGGTTTTTTATCCTTTTCAAATCTACATCGGACTTAGATTCTACTGTCACCGGAGGAATTACACACAACTCGTCTCCTAAGAAAACATTCAAATCCGCCTCGCTGACTGCGTTGGTAGAACCGTCTATACCGATTCTACCGTGAATCACTACGCCAGCAGAACTCTTCGCAATCTTCTCTCCGAGATGGGACTCTCTCGCCACCTTATATGTGACTATATTAGGTTTGAATACAAAATCGTCGTTAACGTCAGCCTTGAGTTTTCCCATGTAAAGAAGATCTCCAAAAAAGTATCCTACGAAATCCTTTGGAACGGATTTTTCAAACACACTAAAAGAGTTCGCCATGTTTCTGGCAAAAGTCTTAAATCCCACACTCTTTTCCGCTGCTGGAGTCCCTCCACGATTCAAAAGCATAGATTCCAACTCGTTTGGAGATTTACTCTTACCATCATAACCCTTTGCGGAGAATCCGTTTTTATCCGTGAATATGAACTCACCCCGTTCATTCCTACCAAACACCACAGCCGGAGAACCATCCCACTTAACCGTCATGTTTCTCTTTTTTCCCTTGGAAGAATCTATCAAAGACTTTACGGCTCTCGTGGCTCCTGCTGAACCTTCCCAGAAAATCAAATCTTCTGCGTGCTGAATCCGGACACCTTCCAATAGTGAACGAGATACACACTCGTCTATCAAATCTTTCAAAAAATCTTTCATGTGAATATATAGTAAATTGGTTATACGCTTGTATAATATGGAACGTAAATTCGGTTTCCGTTCAACGTGGCAGTCAGATAACCGGCTACCGTCGGTGAACCAACCGGTGCCACATCAACGTCGTATATCAGATGGCTGCTCGACAACGAACTGCTTGCTTTGTATGCGTAACTGGAACTTATAGCCCAACTCGAAGACAATGCACTTTGAGCACCACTTGCCGACAACGAACTGCTTGCTTTGTAGGCGTAACTGGAACTCACAGCCCAACTAGATGACAACGACGAGTCAGCTCCGCTTGATGACAACGAACTGCTTGCTTTGTAGGCGTAACTGGAACTCACAGCCCAACTAGATGACAATGAGGAATCAGCAC